TCAACGATAGAGAACCTATATGTGAAAATGTAGAACACTCTATAAAGTGTTTCTTGGGAACGAGGATAGATTATCTGTATTTCCCGGAATTCTCTCTAATCTTAAAGAGAAAATGAAAGTATTTTTCAACAGAAAACTACGTAGAAATCCTTGGGGTGGCGGAATACATTTCGCGACAGGCCTTGCTGACTTCCTTGAAAGCCAAGGACATAAAGTTGTTAACTCATATGACCATGATGTAGATGTCATACTGATGTTAGATCCTCGTGATGACGAGGGATTTGGAAGTGTCCACCATATACTGCAGTTCAAACAGTGGCTAAACAGAAGTGGAAGAAAAGTAAAAGTAGTTCATAGGATCAACGACACTGACATTGCCAGAGGAACTAACTTTTTAGTTGACTTAAACATCAAATCAAACGACGTAGTAGCAGATGAAACAGTCTTCATTAGTAATTGGCTAAAAGAACACTATCAACAGCACGGCTTCAACAGAAGTTCCCATGTCATAACCAACGGATGCAACCATGAATGGTTCTATCCAGTGAATCAAGAAAAGAAAGATGGACCTATAAAAGTCGTCACCCATCACTGGTCTGACAACTACAACAAGGGTTTTGACGCTTACATTGAATTGGATAAACAACTTGCCAACAGGAAAGACATTCAGTTCACTTACATTGGTAGATACTACAAGGGCTACAATCCCACAAACACGAAGATAGTAGCTCCTTTGTACGGTAAAGAGTTAGGTGACGAATTGAGAAATCATGATGTCTACTTAACGGCGGCTCGTTGGGAAGCGTGTGGTATGCATCATATAGAAGCATCTTCCTGTGGTCTACCTGTCGCATATCACTTTGAAGGTGGTGGTGTCAATGAAGTTTGTAGACCGCATGGTGTAGAATACAAAGACATCACAAAAATATGCGACGTAGTACTGAACACTTTTAATAGAAGGAAAGAACTTGTATCAAAGATACAGTACGACAGCCTCAGTAATGCCTCCGCCAATACCAAGTTTTTGTCGATATTTGAATCATGAAAATTATAGCAATAACTCCTGACAGAAAGAGAGATTACACTACCGAGCAGACACTCGAAGGTCTCAAGCAGTTAGGATGTGAAATAATGGCTTCCGATGTTGGCAATGGAATACAAAAAGCCTATGCTGAAGAGCAGTTGCTAAATGAAAAAAATGTCGATGCGGTGATTGCATTTTTTGGTAAAGTGAGAGACAATCGACAACCCAAGTATCATATTGCAAAATTACTGAAAGATAGATTACCGATAATCTATGTCGATGGAAGTGAGTGGACGTGCACTGGATATCCCACAAAAGATCAGCTAAAAGATTCGCTGGTTGATCCTGCAAAAAGAAGAGGAACGCCGTGGCTAAATCACGAAATGTTGACACTGGCAAACTTCTATTTTAAGAGAGAATGTTACACCGAAGATTTAAGAAAAGGTATTAAGCCTCATCCTTTCTGCCTGACGCAGAGACACCTCATACAGTCAGATGAAAAAGATGTCGACCTGATGTGTGTTTTTGGTCAGACCACAACAGGATTGAGAAAAGAAGTAATGCAAATCTGCATGAAATTGAAACAAGAAACCAATTTTAACATAGTGGTGCAAGAGAACGTTGAACCCAACGAATATAGGCAATTACTAGCCAGGTCACGTATAATAGTAGATGCATGGGGCGGAGGAGACACTTGTGATCGTTTCTATGAAGCAGTAGGCGCCGGTGCGTGTTGTCTGTACCAAAGATACAACATCGTGCAAGAGAATCCTTACGAAGATTTTCAGTCTGCTGTCGAGTATTGGGATCCTGCATCTTTCTTAGAAAGAGTGAGCTTGCTGTTAAATTCCAAACAATTGTGCCTTAGAATAGGAGACAGAGGAAAGCAGCATGCCTTGTCGTATCACACTTCAGAGTATAGAGCAAGAAAAATATTACAATTGTTATCGAGGTAACAGTTGATTACATTTTGTGGATTTTCTTATAGGAGCTCTGGTATCATCAGGGGCATGCAGCTTTCTCAGCGGTTGCCTGACGCAGATTTCCAAGATATTGATAGATTAGGTCATCAACGTCCAAAAAATGACGTCGTGTTGCATGTTAGAAAATTTGACAGCACGCATGCAGAGTATTGTAAATCCAAAGGACTAAAAGTAGGTTTCGATGTTGCAGATAATCCTGTAACCGATTATCTCTATGGGAGAGTAAAGCAAGATGATTTCTCAAGATATGTTCATCCTGCAATAGATTTCTACATCGTCAATAACGATATAGTCAAGGGTAAGATATCTCAATACACGGACAAAAAAGTGTATGTGATACCGCATCACAATTGCAACTTTAAGAAAATTCACAACGAAAAAAGAAAACCAAAGAAATTAGGTTACATAGGGCTACCGGAACAGTCGATAAACTCTGACAAGATGAATTCATTTTGTAGAAAACTAGATATCACTTTTTCAACTGAAGATGTTACTGAACACGCTTCTCTTGACTCCGCTTTCTCTAAGATAGACATTGGGTTGGTCTTTTTCGAAAAAGATTCATCCAAAAAAGATCTCCAAGAAAAGATATTGAACTATAAACCCGGCACAAAGCTTAGCAACTTTCAAAGTTATGGGATCCCAACAGTCTGTTTACCTTATGAGAGTTTTAAGCAATTCGGAGAAAATCAATGTCGATACATTAACTTTATGAACGAATTAGAATTTGAAGTAGAAAAGCTGGTCAGAGATGAAGAATGGTACAACGACTTATCTCAAAATTCGATCCCGATCGGCGAGAAATTTCACATAGACAATGTGGTTCAGTACTATAAAAAAATCTCAGAGGACATGAAGAATGAATGAAAACATCCTCAGCAATATCGATTTTGGAAATTTAGCGAAAAAATTTCAAGGTGCGGAACCGTTCGACCATGTGGTCATAGACAATTTCTTAAACGATGATTTTGCCAGGAAACTTGTTGATTGTTTCCCCCGGCCTGAAGAAAAATCGTGGTGGCAATATGACAATCTTCTTGAAAAGAAGCTGGCTTTCAACGACATCACACAACTACAGCCTTGCTTCTCTGAATTCTTTTCATTCTTCAATTCTCCACAGTTTTTGATGTCGATGCAACTGTTGACAGGCATTGAAAATTTAAAAGCAGATTCTACTCTAATGGGTGGCGGTCTTCACTGCATAAAAACAGGTGGGAAATTGGATGTGCATCAAGATTTCAACATCCAAAAAGAATTAAACATGTTAAGGAAAGTCAACTTAATAGTTTATCTCAATGAAGACTGGCAGGAGGATTGGGGCGGCCATCTCGAATTATGGGACAAGGACATGCGCGTGTTGTGTAACAGGATTGCCCCGAGTTTCAATCGAGCTGTTATTTTTAGGACAGACATGGATTCAAATCACGGACATCCACATCCATTAACATGTCCTGAGAATAGAGTGAGAATGTCACTTGCAACTTATTACTACCTCGAAGACGACAAGATAGATTCCATTCCTTTCAAGTCTACTGTCTACAAAAAGCTGCCTGGTGAAGATGACAGTCTTGATGAATTAAGAGAATTGCGTAGCAAAGGCAGGCTCATTAACATGAAGACAGGTAAACAGGATGTGTGAGAATGTAGCGATAATCACATACACAACATCGAAATACAAAGATGTTTGGGACATGCATTTCGGACAATTGACTCTTCACGCATCAGCTTTAAAGAGTTATGCTTTTTCTGATGAAGAATCTCTTCCTCTATGGAAGCATGATGATCATAAATTAATTTGCTATAAAAACAACGAAGATTACTGGAAGCAATACACTACGTGTTTGCAGGACGTCACGGAAGATTTTGTCATATACTCACAAGAAGACTTCATCCTCTTTTCAGATGTCGATGTCGATGCAATAGAAAGATACAAACAATTACTTTCTAATTCGACATATGATTATGTTCGATTGATTCGTTGTGGATATTCAACACTTCTTACGAATCCTGTCGCCGATGACATCTACGAAGTTGACATGAAAACTTCTGATGCATTCTCAATGCAAGCTACACTTTGGAAGAAAAGCTCTCTTGAAAGATTGTATGCCTATGTTAAGTCTCAAAAATGGTTAGAGTCGGAGGCTTGGAATAGTGGAGCTCGTGATTTAAAAGTGAAAGGAACTTTCATTTACAATGGTGAGAGAAAAATTGGTGCATTTCACTACGATTCTAAAGTGTATCCCTACGTCTGCACTGCCATCAATCGAGGCAGATGGAATGTCGACCAGTATCCTGATGTGATGACTAACTTATTTGAAAAATACAAAGTTGATCCTACAATCAGAGGCATCAGAGTAAGATGAAGATCTATAGCTTAATTTTTGATTACAACATCTCAAAAATGAAAGAGACAGGTCGTCCATGGGCCGAGACAGCATACAAGAATACAGATTTCATCTTCACGTATTCCGCTGCATCAATAGCGACATTTTTACACCATAATCCTCACTTAAAGTATGAAGTGCTGACAGACAATGTTGAGCTGCTGGCACAAAAAGTTGAGCCTTACAAAGTAAACAAGTCTAACTTAAACATAGTAGATTCAAAAGAATTAATACGAAGTTGGTCATCGCACTGGTATTGCTTTTGGCCGCTTATCGCATCGTTCGATCATCAGTTGCAAAAACATCCTGAAGGTGTTCTTAAACTCGATAATGATTTGACCTGTTTAAAGACAATAGACGGCTTACTTGATCACAAAGGAGCGATTGTCTGGAAAAGAGAAAGAAATTGCAAGGATGGTCGTGACTATTGGGGTGAGAAGTACGCAGCGCATCATGCATTTGGAATCAATGATTTTGAGATCTACAACACGGGCACATGGGGATTGTCTGCTCAGTACACACAACTTGGGCGTGCAATTCCATCTTTGTGCGAAAAGATGATATCGGTTGACGTTTCTTCGGTCTTAAAATTCCCTGAAGCTCCCCACGTGAAATCGAAAGTATTTAACACTAGCGATCAAGTGTCAAATTGCTTTTTCTTGCATGATTCTAAAATTCCAATAGTAGAATCTAATAACTGGTTCGAACACCATTGTTATGGTCATGACGCAAAAAAGGTCTGCATACAAAGAGCAGAACATTTATTATGAAAGTTGCGATACTTGTCTGCGGATTACCAAGGACTTTTAAAGTTGCATCAAAAACTTTCTCAAGAGCTTTTGGGCACTTGAACGCCGACACCTTTGTGCACACATGGCAAGTGCCTTTAAAGCCAAGCATCAAAATTCACAAAAACATTGACAACGCAACGTTGCTATCTGCAGAAGAAATCAAACAGTGTTTCAATGCTTCTTCTGTCGTAATAGATCAGCAATCAGAAGACATTGAGGGATTGATAAAAGGTCATAATGAACCATATCCCAACAATGTCGTATGCTTTCATGAATCGATAAACAGATGTTTAAATTCTGTTAAAGAAGCCGAGAAATATGACCTCTTCATAATGACTCGACACGACATCTTCTATAAAGAGAGAATAACCCTACCAGACATTAAAGATGGAGAAGTTTGGACGCCTAGGATAAACAATATCCATAGTGGGAAACAAATTCTGCAAAGAATGAAGAATGCCCACCCAGGATCAGTATGCGACATTGTTTATGGTGGGATATGTGTCGCAAAATTTGATGAAATGAAATTACTTGGCAATTTCTCCAGAGAATATGTTTCTTTATGTCAAGACGAAAAGTATTTCCTATCAGGCAAGGTAGATTACTTTCCTGATAGAGCTTTGGCGATTTACTTAAAAAATGAAAAGAAACTTGCAGTTAGAGAATTCATTTTTAGACACGGAATTGTGAGAGAAGATCATGTCCAAGAATACTGTTGGTAGGCATACGAATATAGAAATATTTGGCAACAGTCATGCAGGCGTAATAACGGGTGCACCACCTTCAGGCACAGCCGTAAAAAAGCAGAAAGAGAAACCTCGTGGAAGAGGTTACACAGAAAAAAATCCGCTCTATCCTTTCAGGACTTGGTTTTTAGGTCCTGTTTTAGCCTACAATTTTTACGAGCATCATCTTCATAAGATTTACGATCACATAAATGAAAACCCAAACTTCTTTAAAGGAGATGTCGTGTTGCTGCTGGCTGTTGGGGAAATAGATTGCAGGGTTCATTTACCGAAGTATGTAAGCAACGAAAGATCTGTTGAAGATGTTGTCAATGAATGTGTCACGAGATATCATAGATCACTTTTGCATCTAAAAACAAAAGGATACAAAGTGGCGGCCATGGGAGCCATACCCAGCCTTTGTGATGAGACTCTGCAATTGAAAATGACAGAGCACGAATTAAAAAATGATGTGTCTGGTAACACATGCACTCGCAACAAGATTGTTTCTGTGTGGGACGAAATACACTCAAACTATTGCAAAAGAGATGGAATACCTTACGTGTCGATTCATAAAAATTTGACAGATGAAAAAGGCATGACTAGAGAAGAGCTCTACTGCGACATCATACATTTGAGTCACGAGAAAACGATTGACTTTTGGGTATCTGCATTACAAGAAGCAGGAATATACCAAAATGATAGTGGAGAGTCTTAATTCATGCCAACAAGAAAAAATTGTGTTGTTTGTGCAGGTGAGGACTTAAAAGTTTTTTACACGATTCCTAATTTTCCTATTAGACTCGGTGTTGATGATTACAACGAAGTTTGCTCTACGTTGGACATGACATGGTCAGAATGCCAAAAGTGCGGATGTTCGCAACTGATAGAACTGGTCGAGCTGGACAAGCTGTATGAAAAGCACCACAATGCATCAATAGGAGGTATGTGGGAAAGACATCACGAAGAACTATCCAGACATGTTTCTGAAAGTATTACCGGTGATGGTATAAAGATACTTGAGATTGGTGGAGCGAATCTTTTACTCGCCAATAAAGTTTGTAGCAAATCGTCACATTCTATTGGATATACCATCGTCGACTTAGCGAGCGGTCAGTATGATGTGAAGGAGCACGATGAAAGAATTCATTTGAAATGTTTAAAGATTTCTGAATACGTTACAGATGAAAAATTTGATGTCGTAGTCCACTCACACACTCTTGAACACTTTTACGACCCTGTTGAAACGCTGTTGATGCTGAGAGAATTTTTGAAAGAAGATGGGAAGATGATCGTATCTATCCCAAACGTATCTTCACAGGTGCAAGCAGGACACCTAAACTCACTACACTTTGAACACACATACTATTATGACGATGTGTATCTCGATTACATGTTAAGCAGGTCAGGATTTGCAATAACAGAAGTGGTTCCATTTTCTAAGTGGAATAACTTCTACATTTGTAAGAAAGTAAAAATTGCAAGTAACCTCAACTTGGTCTACAGGAATGAAAGTAAGCGAGACATCATTTCGATGATGACAAGTTTGAGAGAATTTGTGGAAGATGTGAAGAAAGTAGAAGGAAAAGTTTTTAGTTTTGGAGCACACATATTCTCTCAGTACCTCTTCTCATTTGGTTTGCATGAGAAGATGCAAGGAGTTCTGGACAATGACGTCACGAAAAATAAACAAGGCAACACGTTGGCTGGTACCAAAATACCTGTCTTTCCTGTTTCACATATAGAAAACTTGAACGCACCGACTGTTGTTCTTAAAGCGGCGCAGTTTTACGAAGAGATATCAAGGCAAATAATCGATACGAATAACACTGCTAAAATCTTGTGTTAATCAATTGACGCATGATAAAACTTGCAATATTCGACTTAGATGGAGTTGTGATCGACTTGAAAGAGTGCCACTTTGACTCTCTCAATTCTGCTTTGCTTAGTTTGCATCCAAAATATGTCATAGGAATCGATGAGCATTACAAGTTCTACGATGGTCTACCGACCATGAAAAAACTAAAAATGCTGACGAAGTATAAAGAGCTGCCAATGAGCTCATACGATCTTGTGATGAAAAGAAAGCAAGATTACACGTTAAAATTCATATACAACAACGTTACTCCATCAAAAAATATCATTGAAACTTTTCAGTATCTTAAAGATCATGATGTGAACGTATGTGTGGCAAGCAATTCGGTGTCCAACACGATATACTCGGTACTGACAAAGTTAGAGATATTGCACCTTGTTGATAAAGTGTTTTCTAATCAAGATGTAAAACACCCAAAACCTAACCCAGAAATTTACTTCAAAGCAATTAGTCACTTTGGTGTTGTACCTGAAGAAACTTTAATAGCTGAAGACTCTCCTTACGGTCTTGAAGCTGCGTATCAGAGCGGTGCAAACGTCTATAGGGTGAGAAACTCTCATGACGTTACAATAGCCAATATCAAAAGTCAACTTGAAAAGTACTCAACTAAACCTTCTTCTTACAGATGGAAAGACGACAAGATGAATGTTCTAATACCCATGGCCGGCGCCGGTAGCAGATTTGAATCGGCAGGTTACGCTCTGCCAAAACCCCTAATAGACGTGAGGGGTAAGCATATGATCAAACGTGTTGTTGACAACATAAATGTCGATGCAAAGTACACGTTTGTAGTACAGGAAAAACATGAAGAAGAACACAAGGTAAGTGAAGTACTAAAAACTTTCGCGTCTCGGTGCAACATTGTAAAAACGGATGGCCTGACTCAAGGAGCGGCATGTACTGCATTGTTAGCCCAGGATCATATCGATAATGATGAACCATTGCTTATTGCCAATTCGGATCAATTCATCGAATGGGATAGCACACATTTTTACTATCAAACCTTGTCTCAACAAGAGATAGACGGATGCATACTAACATTCAAGTCGACTCATCCAAAATGGAGTTTTGCGAAGCTAGGCAGAGATGGTTACGTCACTCAGGTGGCTGAGAAGAATCCTATAAGCGACGTCGCGACCGTGGGAATCTATTACTGGAAGAGGGGCTCCGACTTCGTCAAGTATGCGAAGCAGATGATAGAAAATGAAGTGCGAGTGAATAACGAATTCTACATCGCACCAGTTTTCAATGAAGCAATTCGTGATGGCAAAAAGATAACGACGTATAATGTCAGGAAAATGTGGGGATTAGGTACGCCTGAAGACCTGAATGAATTCCTGGATTCTTACAAAGAGTCTCTTCCGTGAAGATAGCGGCATGCATATCAGGTCACATGAGGACCTATAGAGAAACAGCTGAGTCTCTACACGAAAATCTTTTGAAGCCTCTTTCAGGTGGTGAGGAATACGACATCTTCATTCACACATGCCATGAAAATGACATGAGTTCAAACTGTCTGAAGAATCCTGAAAATTCTCCATTGAAACCAGTCCAGTTGAATGAAGAAGATTTGGCACTTATAGACAAACTTTACGAACCAAAGAAAATTTCATTCGATCTCTCGACAGAAAAGACCGGACTAGGTCGACAACCCATGCTTCGAAGAATTGCCGCATGTGACAATCTTAGATTGCAATATGAAAAAGAAAATAACAAGAATTATGACCTTGTCATAAGACTGAGGCCCGACACATTTTTTGTAGAAAAATTCGAACCTATAGCCCTACAAGATAATGAAATAATATTCTTTAGTTATGGCAGGCATCACGGAGGGTACTACGATGGGTTTGCAATCGGCTCAGGTCAAGTGATGGAACGATATTCTGAAATGCATATGCATTCTGAAAAGATAAGAATGAAACAAGAAGGCAATGGTCACATCAAGATAGAAAAAGTGTTAAAAGAATACATCGACTCCCTGGGATATAGGGCGATATTTTGTGACAAAGCTTCTTACACGCTGAGGTCATGGGGACAGAGATATACTTTTTTTGATCAAGACCCAGTGACCTGCAAATTTGTGCAAGGTAAAATACACGTATGAGACTGATAGCCCACAGAGGCAATGTTGAAGGTCCTCGACCCAAAGACGAGAATCATCCTGAGTATTTACTGAATGCCATTGAAGAAGGCTTCGACATAGAAGTCGATGTATGGTGGTGGAGCGATCAATTTTACCTGGGTCATGATCAGCCGCAATGGAAGTTGAGTTCAAACGACATTCTGACGAGTGAGAGGTCATGGTGTCACGCAAAGAACAGTCAAGCCCTAGAGATGCTTCTAAGAATAGGAAGCCACTGTTTTTGGCATCAAACCGATGATTATACCCTGACATCAAAAAATTACATCTGGACGTACCCAGAAAAACAATTGATTTCGGTAGACATGTCAGTCTGCGTCACCAATGAAAAGCTTTTAAGTAGGCAACAGTTCTCATTACTGAAAAGCAGTTGTATCGCTGTTTGCAGTGACTATGTGAAATTTTTTAGAAATTATGAAGTACAATAGCGGTCATGTGGGCGACAACAGTTAACGTAAATCCTTATTTTGAAATATGCAAAAAAGCAGTAGAATCCGAAGAAGCATTCAGCAAGTCTAGAATCACAATATGTAATTTTAAAAGTTGCACAATTCTATGATGAAATATCAACGCAAATTTTAAAAATTAATTCTAAAACAAAAATATTACAATGAAATTTTCAATCATCATTACTGGACCTTGGACAGCATGGACGAACGATTTGATTGAATCAGCTAGACAACATTATCCCGAGAGTCAACTGATATTTTCTACCTGGTCCGACCAGGATTTGAAAAATTGCTCACAAGTTGATAATTTATTAGTAAATGATGTATCGTTGATGACGAATTGTAATAATCATCAGCATTTTTCAAACGTATTTTTTTCATGCAAAGCCGGATTACAGATTGCTGAAGAGGCATACACGATTAGATTAAGATCTGATTTAAAAATCGTAAGTCCTTCTTTAAAGGATTATATGAATTATAGATTGGACAAAAATTGTAAAAAAGTTTGTATCTTTAAAGAAAAGATTAGATGCGTTAACTTAGGATCTCTAATGCATAGAGGTTATGCTTTTTATTTTGCAGACGTATGCCAGTCAGGTTTAACAGAAGATTTGATCAAATTTTTTGATGTTGAATTACTTCCTAAAGATATGAAAAAAATTCAATATTTGATGCCAAATAGCACAAACCCTCACGAGTTAGGAAATGAGCACGCTGTTCCACTAATGTCTATAAAAAAATACTTGAATTATACGTTTATGTCTCCTAACTTTTTTTGTGAAAATGAAAGAAAATTTCATGATGACGTATTGATCAATAATTTTGTTTTGTTAGACATGATGAATGAATATGGATTAATTTGGAAAAAGCATCCAAATTATGGTATGGGCTCAGACGTATTGTATTACGATAGATTGTTTCAATCTACTTTTCCAATAGTTGGCAACATGTAACTTTACGACTGGGTGCTGTATCATACTAAAATGATTAATCTAGTAGTCTTTGATATTGATGAAGTGACTTTCAATTCACTGGGGAATAGCTGCCTAGGAATCTGTAGTGATTACGCAGCAAAATTAAAAATTTTCAATAACTAGAAACTTTACGTATAACAGCTGTAAAGTAGTCGTGGAGTAGTTTATGAAAAAAGCTTTAGTTTGTGGCGCTGGGGGATTCATCGGATCACATCTTGTTAAGCGTTTGAAATCTGAGGGTTATTTCGTCAGGGGTGTAGATCTTAAAAAGCCTCAATTTTCACGTTCAGCATCTGATCAATTTATCATAGGCGATCTTAGAGATCCTAGGGTAGTAGATGATATTTTTTCTGTAAGTAGTGGAACTTTTGATGAGGTATATCAATTAGCTGCTGATATGGGTGGTGCAGGATATATCTTTACGGGTGAGAATGATGCAAACGTCATGCATAATTCAGCAACAATTAACCTAAATGTTGCTTCAACTGCGATAACTTATCCAACTAAACCAAGGATATTTTATTCATCTTCTGCTTGCATGTATCCTGCGTATAATCAGGATGATCCCTTGAATCCAAAGTGCTCAGAAGATTCAGCATATCCAGCTGCGCCAGACAGTGAATATGGTTGGGAAAAACTTTTTAGTGAACGTCTTTACCTTGCTTTCAGCAGGAATCACGGGCTGGATGTGAGGATAGCAAGGTACCACAATATCTTCGGTCCAGAAGGAACATGGACAGGTGGCAGAGAAAAAGCTCCTGCAGCGTTGTGCAGGAAAGTCGCAGAAACTACCTCTGGAGGTGTCATAGATGTGTGGGGTTCAGGTAGTCAAACGAGATCTTTCTTGTATATTGATGAATGCGTAGAGGGAACACTACGCCTGATGCGTTCCAACTTCATAGGACCTGTGAACATTGGGTCCGATGAGATGATATCCATTAACGATCTCGTAAAGATGATAGCCAGAATATCTGGAAAAGACATAAAGGTGAACAATATCGCTGGACCGACCGGTGTTGCAGGTAGAAATTCTGATAACACTCTCATAAAGCAAAAGATTGACTGGGCACCATCACAAGGCCTTGAAGTAGGAATCAAGAAGACATACGAATGGATCAAAAAGATGGTCGAGAAGCCATGATAACATTCTATGGGTTGAACAACAGGGATCAAATATTAAACTTTCAAAATCTGTTGTTGAAGAGAAATGTAACACCCAACTCCACACATGACACATTGATGTGCTCTGAAGTTTTAGGTAGGAATTTTTCTTCTTTCATTTATCAGAAAGACGGAAAGAAGTTACTGGTCTTACTTGACGTCGATGATGGCAGCGGTGGAACTCCTTCAGATTGTAAAATCGTGTGGTCGTCCCTGCATTCGATATTGCAGAAACATAAACCTCATGACATGATCGTACTGAAGTCACAAGTGAACCGTGATCCCGAGTACAACCAGTTCTACCCCTTTAAGGATGATGTTTATCCAATAGGAATATTCAGCAACGATCCTGACAAAGTTTTTGAAAGAAAAAACCGACATCCTCTATGTGAGCAAGACATTGATGTTTTCTATGCAGGAGGATACAAACATAGTAAAAATAGACCCTATGTGTGGCCAAAGAACAGAGACATAAGAAAATGGTGGTCTGGTTCATCTGTGAGAGGCTATGAAAAACTTCTTGAAATTAAGTCTAGGAGACAAGACATTAAATTCGCGTTATTTGATGACAGCGTTCCTGCAGATCAATTCTATTCATTGATGAGAAGAAGTAAGATATGCATTGATCTGCCTGGCATTGGGCTTTCTTCAAGGAAGTTTTATGAGTGCATGGTGTTTGGTAAATGCGTGATTGCACTACGGCAGCAATTCGCACCATGGCCGTGTGAAGAGAATGAACATTATGTGTCGTTGGGTGAAGATTTAGATTACGAAACTCTTGAGGAAAAAATCGATCTCATTCTAAAGAACGACGACATGCGTAAGAGAATAGAAAACAATGTTGAAAATCTGCAGGGCGATTTAAGACTTGATGCGATGGTCACGAGAGTTGAAAAAATATTGAATGATAAAATCACTTCGATGTCTGAAAAAACAACATTACAATACTGATAGTGAGCGCTAACATGAAGAAAGTCTTGGTGACAGGTGCGTCAGGTCTAATTGGTTCAGAAGTGACTCGATTTTACTTGTCAAAGGGTTACAAAGTCATTGGTGTCGACAACAACATGAGAATGAAATTCTTTGGACCTGGTGGTGACACTTCATCGGTCTTAAAGAGTCTTTCGCAAGACAAGAATTATTTGCATGAAAGCGTTGACATTAGGGATAGGATTGAAATCGAAAACATCTTTCAGGCGCACAGGCCTGACTATGTAGTTCACGCCGCGGCGCAGCCTTCTCATGACTTAGCAGCAAAGATACCTCATGAAGATTTTCACACGAACGCTGTAGGAACATTGAATCTACTCGAAGCTGCACGACGTTACACGAAAGACTCTCCCTTCGTGCATGTCAGCACGAACAAAGTTTATGGAGACACACCTAACAAACTCGAATTAGTGGAAAAAGACACGAGGTACGACTATGCAGACCAGCACTCTGATGGCATAGATGAATCGATGTCGATCGATCAGACAACTCATTCTCTTTTTGGTGCCTCTAAAACTGCTGGTGACCTATTGGCCCAAGAATACGGAAGATACTTCGACATGCCTGTTGGCGTTTTTAGAGGAGGTTGCTTGACAGGGCCTCAGCATGCTGGGGTCGAGCTGCACGGTTTTCTGTCCTATATCATCAAGTGTGCAGTCAGTAAAAAGCCCTACACGGTATTCGGTTACAAGGGCAAGCAAGTAAGAGATCAAATTCACTCTTACGACGTGTGCACAGCATTTCATGAATTTGTGAAAGCCCCAAGAGCAGGAGAAGTCTACAATATAGGTGGTTGCAGGAGTAACAGCGCTTCTATACTGGAAGTCATCCACACTCTGAGTGAAATGGGCCACGTGTTGCAATATTCCATAGTCGACACTCCACGAGTCGGGGATCACATTTGCTACATTAGTAACATGAAGAAATTCACATCTCATTATCCTCGATGGAGACATGAAAAAGACTTGAACACTACAATAAGAGAAATTGTAGATTCTTGCAAATGAAGAAAGTAACTTTTGGAATAGTCAATTGCAATAGACTATTCTACATGAAAAGCTGCATTGAGTCGCTGTTAGACACGACAAAAGATTATGAGAACAAAGAGTTGATTGTAGTCGACAACGCTTCAATCGAGGCAGGTACTTCGGAATATCTTCAGTCTCTACAAGAACGTGGATTCAATGTAATCAGACGTCTTGAAAGAGATCCTGCCAATGAATATGCGATAGGTCTCAATCAAATTACGAATCACGCGTCGGGTGATTACGTCTGTATGCTTCAGGGTGACATGCAGTTTGTTGTCAACAATTGGTTGCATGAGGTCGTTGAGTTTTACGATCTAAATTTGGACGTTGTTGGCAGTTACATGTTCGATGCACAACGTCGAATGACGATAGCGTCCCATGACGTGAAACAATTCAACCCAAACAGGCATCCAAAATCTGTAAAGAATAGATACTTTGCAGATTTATCACGTGATCCGATCGCCCCCGCGGCCGATGCCATGTACAGTCGGCGAGTCCTCGAACAAATAGCACCGTGGAGTGAAAGAAACGTAAATCATGAAGGCTCCCTGGACTCAGAGAACGAAATGAGATTCAGGATAAAAGAGTTGATGTCTTCCGGAAAGATGCAGAGATATATGACGGCATTTTCTGCAGTTCCGCAGTCTATCGCAATATACACTGATCCTCGAGGCACCCAGGGCAGAGTGAGAGGAAACAAGAGGTACGGACAGTACTGGGAAGCGAAAGATGAAACCAGGTGGAAGTATTACGAGTACGTGAATGTAGAAGATTTTGACGTAAACTCTCCACGATCGATTGAAGAAGTAGCAAAACCAATCGGATTTCAAAAAATGTTGGACGAGAGAGGCAATTGGTTAAAAAATCCCATTCGCCCAGAAACTGCAAAAAATGATGATTGGATAGAACTCACATAAAAGTTTTAGTAGGATCGAGGCATGCAAAGAAACTCAATAGCGGTCATCGGACAGGGTTTTGTCGGTGGATCTTTAACAACAGTTTTCTCCGAAAGAGGATTTGACGTATACACATATGACAAGAGCGGAAAATATGTCAAAGGTGCCACTCCAACGCACAATGATGAGACTGCAGGATATCCAAGTTCTATAGAAGAACTTATCCATGACAACGAGAATGGAGCGACGCCTGGTTTCTCATGTGTGTATTTCGTATGTGTGCCCACCCCGATGTATGAAGATGGTTCTGCAGACCTAAGAATCGTAGAAAGTGTCCTAGACTGCTTGGCAGTCGTGCCAGGAGAAAGAGTAGCAGTCGTAAAGTCAACAGTACCACCTGGCTCTACTCAAAAGTGGAATCAAAAGTATAGAGACACGGGTCTTAGGGTCGTGTTTAATCCTGAGTTTCTAACAGAAGCCAATGCCCTAGACGATATGCGTAATCAAAACAGGATAGTTCTAGGAGGTCCACGTCCATGGATTAATAAGGTTAAGCAGGTCTTTCAAACTGCTTTTCCTAAAGTTCCAATCGTGAAGACTTCATCAACAACTGCCGAGATGGTCAAGTATGTAACCAATAATTTCTTGACAGTCAAGGTTTCATTTGCCAATGAAATGGCGCAAATATGCGAAGCTCTCGACGCCAAAGGATTAGATGTCGATTTTGACAAGGTCGTCGAATACGCGAAGTATGACACCAGGTTAGGCACCAGTCACTGGAGCGTTCCTGGTCCTGACGGTTTTAGAGGATATGGAGGTCACTGCTTCCCCAAGGACATCAATGCAATGATTTCTGTCGCTGCTGACAATGGAGTCGATGCAAAAGTCATGAAAGCAGCATGGGAAAAGAACCTTGAAGTCAGGGCCGACAGGGATTGGGAGAAGATGCAAGGTCGTGCCGTCTCAAAGAGACATTGAACTGTGAAAGAGTTGCATGTTACTATAAGTTAACATGCAATCGCAACAAGAATTTCAAACTCTTCCGACAGGCAAACCTCATGTATCTTTTTCTGAGGTGAAGACCTGGAAGGATTGTTCCTACAGGCACCACCTCACACACGTGAAGAAGATCGATTTCTTCAAGCCATCCCCTGTCCTTGAGTTCGGCACGGCAGTTCACACATCATGTGAAAAGTACCTGCTTACTCGCGAAATGGATGTGAAACTGTGCCACGATGCACTCGATGAGGCCTGGGCCAAACACAGTGGCCAAGAAGAATTCTCAGAAAAATCCTTAAAGGTTGCCAAGGCAGAGTCAGAAGCAATTCTTTTAGAAGTTCCCGCCTTCTTAGACAAAGAGTTTCCTGGTTGGATTGCTGTGGATGCAGAACATGCTCTCTACGAATCGGTAGAAGGCCATCCCCATGCATTCAAGGGATTCATCGATGGTGTCATCAAATGCAAGGGTAAAAAAGGAGAAGATCTCTACTGGATCGTCGACTGGAAGACATCGGCGAACGGGTGGCGACGTGAGAAGCGTTCCGATGAGATGGTGAAGTCACAGTTGGCCCTCTACAAAAACTATTGGCATCAGAAGAATCCTAATGTTCCCTTCAAGGACATTAGATGCGCCTTCGCAATCCTAAAGAAGTCTGCAAAGCCTGGACAGCATTGTGAATTGTTCTCTGTTTCTCTTGGAGAAGTTCCTATTAAGAAATCTCTTAAAGTTGTCAGTAACATGATCACTTCTGTCAAACGCGGCATTGCATTAAAGAATCGTGATTCTTGCACTTACTGCGAGTACAAAGGCACGGAGCACTGCACTTAACGAAACTTTTATTACAACTTTTCGTTTTTAGGTAATATAGGGACAATGCAGAATCAAAAGAAGACGATATTATTTTTATCGGACCATCCTCTGTCGACCTCAGGTGTAGGTACCCAAGCACGATGGTTAATCAGCGGACTGGTCAATACTGGGAAATACAGTTTCAAGTGTTTTGGCGGAGCCATTCGTCACGATAACTATGAAACTGTTGTTGTCAATCCTGACTTCATCATCAAGCCAACTAACGGCTTTGGCGACAAGGCTCTCCTAAGAAAGACACTGGCACAAGTACGGCCTGACGCCTTATTCCTGTTCACTGATCCCAGGTTCTTCGTGTGGGCATGGGAAATGGAAGACGAGATCCACCAGATTTGTCCAATCGTTTATTGGCACCTGTGGGATAATCCACCATGGCCGGAATTCAATCGACCATTATACGAGTCGAATGACTTGATCAATTGCATCAATTATCCGACTTACGAGATGGTGAAGGAGAGGTTCCCTGAGAGAACGAATTACATCCCCCACGCTGTGCCTAACGATCTTTATCATCCTCTTCCAAAAGAAGATGCGCTTAAGTTCAAGACAAAACTTTTAGGCAACGACAGAAAAGACCACTTTACATGTCTTTACGTGTCTCGAAACGCAAGAAGGAAGATGGTCAGCGACATATTGGCGTCATGGCGACAGTTCCTCGATCAGATGAAACAAAGGCATGGCCACACTAATGCAACCATGGTGTTGCATACTGATCCCATGGATCAGGAAGGTACAAACTTATACGAAGTCATCAACATTCTTTCTTTGAAGGACAACATCGTCTTCTCAAAAGACAGAATTGGCTTCAATGAGATGAATATACTTTACAACGCGTGTGACACGATCATCAACAGAAGCTGCAATGAAGGTTTTGGATTGCCGACGCTTGAAATGGCCATGTGTGGCAAGCCGGTAATTGTCCTGAAGACAGGAGGCCTAACGAGGCAAGTAGAAGATCCTGAAACAGGAGACCAAGTAGGTATAGGAATGGATCCGGAAGTTCGTACGATGGTAGGAAACCACATGGTACCCTACATCTATGAAGATTTTGTTTCTCACAAGACTGTGACCGATGCATTCATGAAAATGTACGAGTTAGGACCTGAAGGCCGAGAAAAGCTGGGAGCGAAGGCCATGGAAAGAGTCAAAAAAGAGTACAGTCTTGAAAAAATAGTGTCAGAATGGGATAGGACTCTCTCTCAAACCATTGAAGATTGGAACGACAAGAAGACTCCACGTTGGAAGGCAATAGAGCTATGAATTTTGAAGAAATTTTCAACAATCTGCCTTCAAAAAAGAGGGTCTTGATAAGAGGGCCTGTACTAACTCAATCAGGCTATGGCGTTCATGCACGTCAGGTTGCCAAGTGGCTCTTTTCCAACACCAATCTTGATGTAGAAGTGCAGGCTCTACCTTGGGGAGACACACCTTGGTTAATTGACAAAAATTTAGATGGTGGTTTTATTGGCAAATTAATGGAAAAAACTGTTGACCCTACAGGACGTCAGTATGATGTGTCTGTTCAAATACAGTTACCAAACGAGTGGGATGCTAGCATTGCAAAAACGAACATCGGCATTTCCGCAGTTGTGGAAACAGACGTTTGCAACCCCTTGTGGGTACAGTCATGCAACAAAATGACGATGGTGATAGTACCCTCCCTGCATGCAAGAGACTGCCTTACGAAGACAGGTGTTGTGAAAGTTCCTCTACATGTTGTTCCTGAAGCTTATGCTCCTGAATGTGCCGAATCTCACAACACCCACATCAGCGAACTGGACCTGTCCACACCTTTTAATTTCTTGATATTCGGCCAGTTAACGGGCAACAATCCAGAGAACGAAAGAAAGAACATCTTCTACACAGTCAAGTGGCTCTGTGAGGCTTTTAAGAATGACAAAGACGTTGGCATCGTCATTAAGACTAATTCAGGAAGAAATACCTGCATCGACAGGAAGATAATCAAGCAAACTTTTGAAACGTTAGTAAAAGAAGTAAGACAGTCTGCATTTCCCAGGGTTCACTTACTGCATGGTGACATGACCGAAAGCGAGATATCTTCCCTTTACAGACACCCTAAGATAAAAGCTTTGGTGTCTTTGACCAAAGGTGAAGGTTATGGATTGCCGATACTAGAAGCAGCAGCATGCGGTCTGCCTGTCGTGGCCACAGGTTGGTCTGGTCACGTTGACTTCTTGTCACATGGCAAGTATATCGATGTAAACTACAAGTTGGTTGACATACACCCAAGTAGAATCGACAATAAAATCTTCATTAAGGGACAGAAGTGGGCACAAGTATCTGAAGAAGACTTCAAAAAGAAGATAGTGAAGTTTAAGTCAAGCTCTGCGATACCAAAACAGTGGGCCACAGACTTGCAGGCAAAAATTCTGAAGAGATATTCGATCGAATCTGTAATAGAAAACTACAACGAAGTAACTCGAGATCTTTTCTGATGTTAAGTTTCCTATTCGCGACAGGTTTCATTGTGAATGCCGTGATGTTGTACTACAGCGTCATGAGAAACATTCAGTACATGGAAAAAATCGATGAATTAGAAGAGTCTTTAAGAACTACAGTGCAAATACTTGATGAACAGTATGAAAAGATAGAAAAGAAGACAAGAATAGAAGTTTTTTCCGATGAACCTATCATCAGAGAGCTTGTCAGAGACATTTCGGTGGCTCGAAATGCCGTTTTAACCACAGCAAGACTATTAGATGATACAATAAACGTTGAATCATCATCAAAAACAGAAGAATGACACCAACGTGACCATCAAATCCAGCAAAATAAGAAAAAAGACGAAGAAAGTAGAGCCCGAGTCTCAAGAAGTAGAGCAAGAGTTGGCAACTCCACTATCGGATGATGAATTAGCTTCAAAAGTTCGTGAAAAAGCTGCAAAGCCAAATCCCAAGATGTATTTCAATGGCGGAACACAGGAAGCCATTGTCAAATATCAAAATGAACCGTCAAAAAAAGAGAGAGATAAGCTTTACGTAGAAGAAATACTACCGGCATTCAAGAAACTGGTTGAAAATCTCATCAACATTCACAAGTTTACAGGGATGCATGACACTTATGATGAACTCAAGAACGATTGCATCAATTTCTTGTTTGAAACGATACACAAGTTTGACGCAAGCAGAGGAACAAACGCTTTTTCTTACTTCAATGTCGTCGCGAAGAACTGGTTGATCATTAGAACGAAGCAAAAGACTCAAAGAACCAAGAAGAGTGTGTCTCTTGATGACCCTGCGTCGTTGACCACACATGAATCTCTCTTGATAGAAGAGCACAATATGCTGCCGGCGCAAGACACCCCCTTCGATGCTTCTAACTCGTTGGAAATGACGGTAAACTTGCTGTATGAGATAAGGTGTAAGGTAAAAACCGAAAACGAGTTAACTTGCATCAATGCCATCATCACTATATTTGAGAACATGGATGACATAGATCTTCTCAATAAGAGTGCGATACTACTTTACATGAGAGAACTTTCAGGTTTGTCTCCTAAGCAGTTGACGATTGCAATGCAGTCTATTAAAAGAAGATACAAAAAAACAAAATCAGACTACGGCGACTCTTGATATTTTTAACATGTCAAAAAGCAAAAGCAACAACGTTCTCATAGAAGAGAAGATAAAAGATTTCTCAGAATTACTTGAGCAAATTGACAATGTCAATGACAAGAAAAAGAGATTGTGGAAAGAGATATACGAAAATGCAGTGACAGACAGACAAAATGCTTACGTTCTGTTCACAACATTGGTCGACATCGTTGAGAACAAGAGTACCGAGCACGCAATCCACGGCAGGACGTTGGCCACATACATTGAAAAGATGAGCAAGGCCAATGATCAAATCATTAGACTTGCAGAATTAGTTGCCAAATCTGAGTACAAAGAATCAGAAGAGATAGACCCAGAAGAAATGTTCAAAAAGATTGGTGGGTCATAAAATGGTGAGAAAATTATCTGACACTAATTTCACTGACAACCTTACTGACTTAGCCGAAGGAAGGCTTAACAATGATGAGCTCGAAGCTCGGCGACCTTATGTACCCGGGCAAACATTTGTCAGAATGATTGTCATGGAAGTCATCTCAGATTCCAATGCTGCTGTCACTGAAGAAAAAAGAAAAACGTGGCAGATGCAAGGAGTCAGGAAATTAGATGACTACGTCAATTTCTTGCCAAGAAATACAATAATCGCAAAGAAAGTTGGAGAAGATGTCTCTCCAATGTTTTGCTTCCCTTTCTTCCCGTCACACATGTCACTGCCATGTAAACCTGGTGAGTGTGTATGGGTCATGTTTGAAAAACCCGATGCACCAGACGTCGATATAGGTTATTGGTTTTGTAGAGTTGTAGAGCCACATGTCGTTGATGACGTGAATCATTCACATCCCGGTCGTGCATTTGAACCTTCGTTACGTCCTGGAACGAAAGACAGGGCTCAGGCAGCAGCTAATGGAACTGCCGAAACAGGTGAAAATGTCTGGCATGAGCTGAGGAATTCACCTGTCGTTAAGATCAATGGAAGACGAACTGCAATTTATGAAAACATTATATTAAAGGGTGAGAAAGAAGATATCTTCGAAACTCTCATAACGAACACAGATGCGTCAAGGTTAATGACGTATGAATCGGTGCCTCGTTTCAGGAAGAGACCAGGAGATGTGGCTTTGGAAGGAAGCAACAATGCCCTTGTAGTTCTTGGGACTGACAGAAAAGGGCCGGTCGCAAAGTCACCTCAAGACGAATTTCCGGCTGGTTCTATTGATATAGTAGCAGGTAGAGGCCAAACGACAGAAACATATGGTAAAGAAACTGCAACTACTCGAGTGCAAGGATCTTCAATTGATAAAAAAGGACCTGAGATAAAGAAGGAACTTAACAAATCTCCTGATATTCTAGAGAAAAAAGAAGGAGATCCTGACTACATCAATGATAGCAGCAGAATGCTTGTGTCTCAACGAACTAAAGTCGATCAAAACTTTGGACTCCAAGACTACAATTCTTCTAAATTAAAAATAGAAGATTCAAAATCTGGTGACGCAGGAATCATTATCAAATCGGACAAGGTAAGACTTATAGCTCGATCTGATGTAGAGATATTGGTCACTGGGTTTGAACCTAAAAAATCTCCAAACGGCAAGGAAATAAAGGGTGAGAAACAGTCCTCCAGTTGGGCATCGATTGTCATTAGATCTAATGGCGATATAATCATAACTCCCTCTGAAGAAGGAGTTTTGAAACTTGGCAGTGACAAAGCAGACAAGGCGATACTCTGTACTAAATCTGTTAATTCAGGAGCAGGAGGAACCGTTGTCGGCAAACCAATCACAACAACCATGGGTGGACAAGTTGGGCTTCCTACACCTGGTGCTCCTACAGGTGAATGGGCCAAGAAAGTGTTGATAGACTGATGCCTTCTCCTTTTGACAAAGTGTTAACCGGTGCCGGTGTGATTGGTCCTGATGGAAAAGCAACGCAGCAAGAGAAACAGAAATTTGCTTCAAATGTTGAAAATATCTTAAAGAAAGGCTCGAGCTTACCTGGTCTGTCATTCCCACCGGATCCTTTTGCAGAACAAACAGCAAAAAGATTAAAAGAATCTGCGTCATGGAACAAGACATATGTAGAAGGCTTATTGACACCCACTTTAAAATCGTTAGACACGCCTGGTAATTTGCCACTTTTTCCCATACATGACATTTCTTCAACATTTAATGTTGATTTGGATTTAAATGAACTGAAAGATCCTACTAATTTCACGCCACCCAGTTTGGTTGGCAAATCTGGTCTAACACTCCCAGAAGTATCAGACAAATTGTTAGAAATAACCACTAATATCCCGGCCATTCCTCCTTTGCCACAGTTACCTCCTGTACCAACACCGGATTCAATTTTGGAGAACTTTGGAATATCCAAATCGTCTCTTTCGTTGCCAACGGCAACCGGACCAAACGTAAGCGTAACTTCGCCTGATTTAAATGCCAATGTTCAGATTGTAACAAAGCAACCAATAGATTTCTTTGGTAAGTTATTGACTGCCCCTATTGATGTTTTTAAAGAACTGTTATCAACGCCCGATGAAACATTAAATTCTGCAGTCGATGGTTCACTTCCTCAACTGATATTTCAAAAACTCATAAAAGTTGTAAAAATAGTGCTAGCGGCACTTGGTGCTGCGATAGAAGCAATTTATGTTTTAGTGTCGACTATTTTAGCTTGGGTGTATAAAATTGTCTCCGCCATAGCGGCGTCGGTTGTCTCTGCAATAATAGGAACAGGAAGCATTTCTAAGAGCATATACAACATGCAGTTAAATGTCTGATGTTATGATTTTGCCATAGTTAAACTCATGGCATCATATAGCTTCAAGAGTGTCGGTAAGACGCAAGAAGTAATTGAACAAGAGACATTGGCTGCATCACCAATTCCTTTCGGCATAAAAACTCCTGTGCAACTAGGAAGTTCTGAAGGGATATTTGCGATGAACTACAATTTGGCCGATCAATTTTCTGATAATTTAAAGAACCTGTTGTTAACGAACTGGGGTGAAAGACTTGGACTCTATGACTTCGGAGCCAACCTTAGACCGCTAACGACAGAATTCGTGTCACAAGACAATTTTGACAATGAGGCGATCGGTAGAATACAAAGTGCGGTCAATAAGTGGATGCCTTTCATCGACCTAGAAAGTTTCTCTTCGCAGGTTAACAGATCTGAAAACAAAAATACCGCTATCGTTAATGTCAATATCACATACAACATTCCTGCACTTAATGTAACAGGTAGAGGTTTGCAAATTACGCTGTATGTGATGTGATTTAGTTTTATTTATCAAACACGGGTAGAAGCCATGGCAACAAGCGACAGTAAGACAGCACCAAAGCCAGTGAGGCAAAGAAACTATTTAGCCAGAGACTTCGATGGTTTCAGGGCGGCTTTGCTGAATTATGCGCAGCAGTATTATCCTGATAGGATGCAAGACTTTTCTGAGGCTTCTCTAGGAGGTCTCTTCCTAGACATGGCGGCATACATTGGCGACAACATGTCTTTTTACATGGATCACTTGTATGGCGAGCTTAACAATGACACAGTCATCGAAACAGGTAACATTGAGCGAGCCCTAAGAAATGCAGGAGTTCCAATAGTAGGTGCGTCGGCGGCCGTCGTCAACGTAGATTTCTTCATAGAAGTTCCTGTATTATCTGATGGAACTTTAAGGCCTGATCCACAGTTACTTCCCACAATACAGGCGGAAACGACAATACAGTCTGAAAATGGTGTTATTTTCACTTTACTTGAAGACGTAAACTTTTGGAAATCCGATTCAGTCACGGGAACACTAACAGTTGATTCCAGCGTTGAGGTCGTAAATGGCAGAAGAATAAATGGTGAAGTTGTCAGCAAGATACTGAAGAAGAGTGGTCTTTGTGGTTCGGGTGCGCAAATATCCGAATCATTCTCAATAGGCGAGTTTGTTCAGTTTAGAAGACTAACGCTTTCGCAACCTGACATGACACAGATACTCAGCGTTGTAGATGGAGCAGGTAACACCTACTACGAAGTCGAAAATCTCACACATGATGTCGTTTATAAGAATGTTCTAAACACCATTGAAAAAGACGTAGGAGCGTCTTCAATGGTAAAAGACAATTTGAAAGTGATACCCGCCCCTTACAGGTTCATTAAAGAAACTTCCCTTGCCAGCAGAAGATCCACTCTTGTTTTTGGAGGTGGCACTGCTGACAGCTTAGAAGATGATATCATACCTGACCCATCAGAGTTCTCGATTCCACTGCCGTATTCACAAACTTTTTCAAGAATGCCGATCAACCCGCAGAAGATGTTACAGACTTCAACGTTAGGAGTCGCAGCCATCAATACAGTCCTCACAATAACATACAGGTATGGAGGCGGACTTTCACACAATGTTGCACCGAACACGATAAGGGCAATAACAAACCTTCTCATAGCGTTTCCCGAAAACCCAGATCCTGGTTTACAGTCACAAGTTAGAAACACAGTAGAAGTAACGAATCCATTGGCAGCATCGGGTGGTGAAGATGCACCGACGAACCAAGAATTGTTGGCTCTAATCCCATCTATAAAGAATTCGCAGGAAAGAATCGTCACAAAAGAGGACCTTTTGGCGAGAGTGTACACGATGCCAAGCAATTTCGGTAGAGTTTTTAGAGCATCCATAGTGAAGAATCCAAACAATCCGATGGCCTCAAGACTCTTCATTATCTCAAGAAATCCCGAACGACAGTTGGTTACATGTCCTGATAGCCTGAAAATAAACCTAAAGAGATATCTGAATTCTTACAGAATGGTCTCTGACGCAATCGACATAACGGATGCCAGCGTCATTAACCTTGAACTTTTCTTTCAGATTATAGTGGACCCATCTCTCAACAAGTCATTGCTCCTGCAAAGTATTATTTCAGACCTGAGAACGCAGTTTGACATCACAAAGATGCACATAGGGCAGCCCATAGTGATATCAGATGTCGTCTCAACAATCTTCTCAAAAGCTGGGGTAATATCGGTCGACTCAATTAGATTCAATAATCTTAATGGCACCGTGAAAAACAGGGACTACTCCACTGTGGCCTATGACATTCAGTTAAACACCAAGAATCAAATAATATACCCACCTGATGGAGCCATCTTTGAGATCAAGTATCCCGACGTAAACATCGTAGGTAGGTGCATCACCAACATGTGATCAGAGGACAAGATGTATAAAATAATCAAGGCCGACAAAGACGCGTACATCACGAACAAGATAGTGAAAGGTGTGCAAAAAGTATCGGCTAGCACTGGTGCGGCAGGAACTCTCGACCTCTTCAAGCTTTACCATGTCAATGGAAGCAATGTCGAATTATCACGTGCTCTCGTTCATTTTGATCTCACGGACATAAAAACACTATTCGATGGAGGCAGAATAAACACCAACAGCAGTAATTTTTGGTGCAAGTTGCGTCTCAAAGACGTATATGGTGGTCAATCGACACCTAGAAACTTTACTCTCAGTGTTTTTCCGCTGGCCAAAGAATTCGAAGAGGGAATAGGAAAGGACATATCCTATTATTCTGACGTCGATGCATGCAACTGGCTTTCATCATCAATCGATGACTTATGGTATGAAGCTGGCTGTTCGCGTACATCGGACGGCTCCGCCGTTGGAGACTACTTGACGAGCTCCATAAGCATCGTCGATACCGAGATAACGCAAGCATTTAAGAAGGGTGATGAAGACCTGTTGGTAGATGTGACGCCTCTCATCTCTGCGACTCTCAATAATGAAATATCTGATTACGGTTTTAGAATTTCTTTCGCAGAAACTTTTGAAAGCAACAGCAAGACTTACTTCGTCAAGCGATTTGCATCAAGCAACGCATACAATGAGTCGAAAAGACCTGCTCTCCTGATAGGATTTGATGACTCGGTCACGGATGACTCGCAGAATTTAACCTTGGACACGTACTGCAGGCTGAACCTTTACAATTATGATGCTTCCGGACAGCTGGCAACCATCAACACTAATCTTTCAGGAACATTAATTCCTGTCATTGGAGATGATTGCGTCACTCTTAAGCTTTCTTTGACGGCCAACGAATACCTTCTCTTCTCAGGATCACAGCTCTCGTTTGGTAGCGGTTCTTTTGCTACAGGAATATACACGTCATTAGTTTCAATTCCTACTTCTAATTCCACAGTTTCTCAGATTTTGAATGCATCAGGCTCAGTGTCAGTGACACCTATCTGGTGCTCGAATGACCTGACGACGACCTATCTGTCAGGCAGCACGCTGTCTGTGAAACAGTCGACAAAATTAACGACCCGCGGAATTAGAAAATTCACAGTGTCGATAACAAATATGAGAGACGTTTACCTCTCAAACGAGTTGGCACTCTTAAGACTGAACATATTCGACCAGTCCTCGCCGTTGCTAAAAGTGACAAAAGTTCCTATTGAAATGCCTGGATTGGTTTTGAAGAATGTTTTCTATCAAATTAGAGACGTTGTAACGAATGAAGTCATCGTACCTTTCGACGATCAAAAGAATTCCACAAAAGTCTCTAATGACTCTGAAGGAATGTATTTTTATCTCGATGGATCAAATCTGCTCGTTGGTAGAGCCTACTGCATCGACGTGATGATTTTCTACAACGGCATAAGAGAAAAATTCTTGAATGTCTCACCAGTCTTCAGAGTGGAAAAGGGAGACGGAGCTGTTCAGTACGATGTTCTTGGAATATCCAATGTTGGAAACCTCGGTTATGGTCCAATATACGATCAAGCGACCGGCACTCTCTACATTACGAACCTCGTCGCGACGAACATCACAGGATCTCTTACGTCTCTCATCGATGGTTCACCATACCTCAATGCAGGCGCCAACATCACGATAGTGACAGGTTCGAATGGTTCGGTGACAATATCGGCAACTAGCGTTCTCGGTTACGTCACAGCATCCTTCTCCAACGCAACCACAATTACGGTCAACCACGGACTTAACACTGCGTTGTATGACATCGAAGTTTTCGATGTCAACAGCAACAAGATCTTGCCGAAGAGCGCCACCGCGACCTCATCAACGCAGGCTGTCGTCACGTTCGGAGGACCTACGTCAGGATACATCATGATCCTTGGACAGCAAGGTTGACACAATGGCAATAAAGTCGAATCAACCCTACACACCAAACTTTCTAAAGGCAGCAGGCTATGAAGGTAAGCCTCTGCAGATGTCTTACTCCGATTTCAACTTATCGGACACGAACCATGAAAGTTCTGATTCATTCAAATATGATCCTCTTGGCTATCCTCTCAAGAGCACTCAACAGCTTAACATAGACTGGTCCAAGTTCGAGAATCACACCTTCTTTTCTTCGGCAGAGGTAAAAGTAAATGAAGCATTCAATAGGATAATCAATGGTTATCCTTTCGATGGCACCAAAAAAGAAGTTGAAGGATTCCTCGATTCATTAACAGGATTTGAAAAGTGGATTTTCGATTCTTTTCCTAAGTGGTCCGGAGCATTGCACTTCTCAGGAACTCAAGTGGGCGAAATTCCCTCTGCAACGAAGGGCAACTGGATAAGCGTCAAGGACAAGTCTGGTAATCTGTTCCCAGACCTCGCGAAGAACAAGAAAGGTGATGTCGTTATCAATCCTGGTGACGATGACTCTCTGTCGATCGAAATGTTACTGAAACTTCCGCAGTCGACAAATGACACACAAGTCGTGTTTCAGAAGAACTCGGCTCAAAACATGGGTTTTTCGTTTTATCTGCAGCCAACTTCTTCGACTTCGACAGTCACGGCAACATTTTGTGTGGCGTCTGGATCGGTAAGAAACAGCGTTTCTACTAATCTGACGAAGGGGTTATACAATCATATCTGCATTACACTGAACAAGAACGACACAAGAGAAGATCAACTACAGTTTTATGTCGATGAAGCGCTCGTCGAGACGAGCGCTGCAAGCAACAAGATAAAGAAGCTCACTATAGATGAAGCCGACTTTCTCATAGGATCAGGCAGTTCCTTTTATAGTCTGACTTCTTTAATCACGCCTACACAGACACTCAGCGGAACAATTGATGAATTCAGAGTTTTTCATTCGGTAAGAGACATAAAGTCCCAGAAACTACATACCTCGAGAGGCCTGTATGCAACACCAGATCTAAAACTGTATTTTCGATTCAACGAACCTTCAGGCTCTCTATCACTCGGTAGTAATTCCTCTGTCGACTCGATAGTTCTCGATAGTTCAGGCAATTCTCTACACGCTAACGTCAATAACTTCGACAATGCGCTGAGAATCAACGCTGCACTAGAAAGTGACAACATTCTCACGAATGAAAAAGACGATTTCAAAGTGGTGTTGTTTCCGGCATACCAAGAAGTTTTGGACCTCAATACAGAACTCTTGGTGTCTGCGAGTAATTACGACAGGGCAAACCCCAACATAATTCTCAAGTTAATTCCAAAGCACTACCTGCTAGAAGGAGCCGCTCAAGACGGTTTTGCCAACGTAGAAGGAGACGGAGGAAATCCCTACGAAGGCAAAGGCATACCAGGTCAGGGTAAGAAAGGATCCGTGCAAATAATCCTTTCGTTTCTCTACATTTGGGCGAAGTTCTTTGATGAGCTAAAGACATACATCGATTCTTTCGTGACGCTGAGGACCGTGAGTTACGATGAAGATGACAGCATCCCTGACAATTTCTTAGAAGACATGGTGAAGCAGTACGGTTTCTACATGCCGAAATTCTTTAACCACGCAACTATCGAGCAGTTCGCCGATGGAGAAAGAATAGATGGCCTGACGGACATTGGGACACCGCTGAAGAAAATACAGGCTGCTATACTCAGAAGAACATTGGTAAACATGCCTGACATAGTCAGGTCAAAAGGAACACAGCACAGCATCAAATCTTTTTTGAGATCCATAGGAATAGATCCGGACAACAGTCTTCGTATCAGGGAATACGGAGGTCCGACGACGAGACAGCTGTCTTATGCAAGAGAGAAGAGGATAGAGCCCGGCGCGATGGTCGAGTTCACGGGTTCGTCTTTTGTCATCTCAACTCCTCTGTCTGCCTCGAGGATAGAGCCCGGTTTTCCTCCTCCTGCAGGAAATTTTCAAAGAAACTCTCTCGGTAAAATCATAGGCACAAGCAAACTTTCTGACGGTTTGCTCACATCAGGTTCATGGAACCTCGAAGGCGTGTTCAAGATTCCACCACAGAAAATTACAGAAATAACAGATGATGTTGGTAATCAATCTCTTATTAGAATGATTATCACGGGTAGTGCAGCAACGGCAGGACCAGGTCTGCTGCTCAACGTAGTCGCCACACAGTTTGTTGACCATCCTGAAACTGCAGCAACAGTTCAAGCGTACGTCAGACCTGGTATTTCAAACTCGTCGCCTCTGTTGAAGCTGAGTCTTCCTCTCAGTGGTGAGGGTATATTCGATGGAGAAAAGTGGAACGTCTCAATAGGTTGCATACGCAATGATGAGTTTGATTCTACAGTGTCTTCTTCGTACTATCTTCGTGTCGCAAAGAATGATGCAGGAGAAATCAACGAAGTTTATGTTACTTCATCCTATTTCCTAGAACAGACTTCAACCGAAGGCAATGCTTTTAGGAGCGGTTCCACTCAGTACAACGTCTCGGGAACTTACATATGTATGGGCAGTGGGCAGACATTGCCTACCCTGTCTTCATACTACTTCTTGAACGACACGTTGAATGTTCCTGACATTGCAAGAACAGTCGAGTATGTTGGGTGGGCTTCCAACGTAAAATTCTGGTCGAAGTCAATGACCGAAGACGAATGGAGAGAGCACGCAAAAAATCCCAAGTCTTTCGGTGTCGAAAATCCACTAGTCAACTACAACTTTGTCGACAGTCTGTCAGGATCATTCCAGCGTTTGAGGGTTGACGCCATGGTGAAGCAACCCTCCAGATCGGCAGACACATCTGGCAAAATAACGCTGTTGGACTTCAGCCAAAACGACAGACACATGTTTGGCTACAACTTCGTGTCTGGCTCCAAGGTACTGATCGGTGAATTGTTCAATTACAGTTATCTTTCACCTACTTTCGACGAAGCATCGACAGACGATAAAGTGAGAGTCAGAAGTTTCTTCAGCCCCAACCTCGTGAAGGAAAATCCAGGATCTGTCGACGCACCCAGTTACATGAGTAACGACATGTTTCTACAGGAAGAACCGCAAGACGACTTACGACTTTCCATAGAATTTTCCATGGTCGACTCCCTGGATAAGGACATAACTTCTATGTTCACATCGTTTGATATGCTCAACGATGCATTGGGAAGCCCTGAACTAATGTTCTCACCTGATTATCCTGACTTAGAAAACCTAAGAGACGTTTACTTCAATAGACTTTCTGACAAACCTGACTTCAGAAAATTTTTAGAATTCTATAGGTGGTTCGATACATCGATATCGTCTTTCATAGAACAACTGATACCAAGCAAGACTCTATACAAAGGCACAAATTTTGTCGTCGAATCGCACATGCTTGAAAGACACAAAAATATCTACAGGCACAGCGGAAATTATCTAGGAACACGACAAACGATTGACGACAGTCTACTCGTTCAACAAATAGTCGGCAAACTAAAGAAGTACTAACATGAGCCAACAGACCAAAAAGATTGATTTCATCAACATAGATTGCGACAGCAACTATTTTGATTCTGCAGAACAGATCGGTCTCGAGAACACCTACTTTTTCTCGGACAAATCGATAGTTTCTAAGGTCACAGGCTCCAACACATCGACGGGATATTTTTCCAATAGAAAGATAGTAAAGACTCGACTTTCAACTGTGTCGGCAAGTCTCTACCCTACAGCTTCCATCGTAGTAGATGGAGCTGGTAATTCAAGAAAAATACTGTCTTTGGACATCGACGTCTTCGCTTCAAGCTCTGTAGATTCTTACAAGAATGGTGTCGAACTTTTGCGAGACTCTGATTGGACAGCAGGCCTCGCAAAAATCTCGGCAGGAACCGCTGGGCACCTACACGACGCTTCTCGTTATGGAATCTTTGAAGTGAGCGCAGCCGATTCTTTGTACGTTGTGAACACGTCAACCGCCGATGCCTCTGGTGCAAGTAGAAAGTATCTTCGAGGAGAATGGTCTGCGACGACGCAGCAGGACAACAGCGGAGCTTCTCGAAGGGTCTATACGAACAAACGACCCTCTGATAGATTCGTCGATTCAAGCAAATTTGACCCTGTCTTCTTTGTTTCGACAGGTGGGAATGCAGACATATTTTCTTTTCCGGTAACGACAAAAATCTCAAAAATGGCCGAGAGCCTCGTTCTCAATGGAGCAATCGAGCCTCTGGACATTCGACCAGGCAGATCTATAACCAACAAAAGATCGATAGAGTACCACACAATAAGAGGCCAGACAGGCAACGGAAACACGAACAAAAGAGGGGCTTCTGACTTCATTCTTTCGGTCGATTATTTCTCTCCAAAGGTCATCAATAAGTCTGTCTTTTTGGACAGTCCTGGAAAACTGAACAACAGCACTGCCATCACAGGTTCTTTTTCGGCATACTCCGAAGACTACACAACAGATGAGAACGATGTGCCGCCCTTTGAAGATGCAGTGTATCCGAGAGGTCAGAAACCCAGCGGTTCGTATGGTGATCAACTTTCAGCGGCAGTAGAAGCCTTCGATCCAGGAGGCATGACATATGTGTCACTGAACCAGAAGTCCGCTGCATGCGGTTTCGTTTTTGGAGACACGAACTCAGGAGTTGATTCCATAGCCTTTGGTGATAAAACATTTGGAGACAATAGGGACAACAGGAGACGCAAGAGGACGATACTCTCCTTACGAGATTCTCAATCTTTCATCCCAGCAGGTGGTAAATTTAACGACACAAATACAGTCCACTTCGTCTCGCAATCGATAGAATATCCAAGCATGGCACCTGTAAGCTACAACGGACCGCTGATGAACAGCACAGTGCAAAGCGAAATCTACAAGAGCGGCGGCATACAGATACTCATTTCAGGTTCAATAAAACCTGGTAATTTTGACGTCGTGTTCTACGACAGCATCATCAGCGCGAAGAAGAGACTGGGCACCTTATGACGAAACCGTTTTCTGAATCAGCTTGTTTTGAACAAGGAAATGCAACTGACGCTTTTTACGCGACAGGATCGAATGGCTCTATAGGAGAAAATCCTGGCAGTTTTTCACGTTCTCTCTTCAATAAAGAGCAGATCAAGTTATCTTTTGCTGTGACATCACGAACAACTATGCTGCCAAATAGTTGCAGTATTTATTACTTCAATAGAACATCAGGAACGTGGAATATTCCTTCAAAAGCAGCAGGAGATCACGTTGGTCCTTTTAACAAGTTCGCGGTGTCTACGAACTGGTATCCGACTTCTGGCACGACAGGTTATGGTTACACACGCGGAACTACTTTGCTGGAAGATGCAAAAGCTTTTGATGCTTATGGAAGAGCTGTGGCTTCGGGAAGTCTTGAAATTTATAGGCAAGCTGTCGATTATGACGCAGATGGCCTAGGAGTTTTCAATAATTCTTCAAGATATGCCGGTTCAAGCATAAAAGGAAACGAGATAGGAAAAAGCATTTACTACAGAGGGGTCAGCGTAATAGACGCCTTGATAGACGATTTCTCAAATTCTGTGCAACGAGCTTCAATATACGAAGCGACAAGAGATGAAACTTTTGAGTTAAACATAGATCAACCGTTTTTACTTGAAAAAGCTGTTTTCGAACTTCCATTTTGCTTTGGTTCTTCTTGGTTTCAAGACAGAACCGTTACGTCTCTATCGGTTTCAACAGGTACTTACACACCAACTGGAAGATCTTTTGCACCGTGGCTGTATACAGATACCGGCGGTCCTGCGGTGACAGTGTCACTGTTTTGCCAGAAAAACTATGGACAGACAAGTATTAGAGATCTGATAGCAAAAGGAACTATAACGCACAGCGAAGACGCAAAACTTACAGCGGTGGCAAGACGATTAGGAATTGTTGAAAGAGGAGCATATGGAGTTGCAGTAGAACCATTTGGGCTAAGAAATCCGAATGCTACTGTTCGTCAAACCTCGGCGAGCTCAGCAGTGACTAGTTCTGTCATTGTGAAAACGGCGGCAGCTGTCACTAACGGTGTCAATGGGCTCACGGCAGCGATATGGTTTATGACTTCAAGCTTGGAAGATTCCGGCACGGACGCATATAAGCAACCAGGATATGAAGTTTACTACAAGAGGGAGCTGCTAACCAAGTACAAGGAGATAGTAAAAGATCCTGACTTGTATGGAAAAACAGAATTTCCATTATCTTCTTTTGCGGCACTGCAAACTTCAGTAGTTTCAACAATAGACCCTATAGGCAGAGGAATGACAGGTTTCTCTCCAAGTGGTGGATCTATATTTGGAGGTGAATATGCCTCGAGCCAAGCATTCAGTAAGAATGGAGACCCGATCGTACTGAATCCTTACTACTCTGATAATTCGACTTCTTCAGACAGGATAACAGCTTACAATAACTTAGAATCTTTTTTTAATCAACTAGGAACTGACATACAAACCTATGTTCCTAATTACAATGGGGTGCCTGCGAATCTTCCCTACCCAGGAATATTTCGGCCCCAAGCTTGGATTTACAATATTTTTCCTGCGGAAGTGTTTTCGGCAACGAAAGAATCTCCATATCTTATTAATCCTGGTGACAAACTTGTTTTAATGATATCGAAAACTAGGCCCGCTATATCGGCAAGCGGTCATGACGTAAGGAGCGATGTAGATGCAAATACTGGTAAAAACATCTTGACGAAGCTCGTACCGATTACAGGTTCTGTGTCAGGTCATGATATTCAGCTCAACTCAGGTAGCATCAACATGACGTTCTACGGTTCCTATGTGCGTGCAGGCGATAGTTACACACCATGAGCAACGAACAATTCTTCACTGACGTAGTCAAGGATGTCATTGGTAACGACCCTGTCGTAGATCAATTCGACATATATTATGAAGCTTCGTTCTACGGCACGATGCAAGACGATTACATCACAGGATCGATGCTTGCGATCAACACAAAAAGCAAGACCTTCGCAGTGTCGACAGGAGGTTTGGGTACCCGAGGCAGAGCTTTCAGCGTGTATTACGCAGAGTCACAACCTCCGTTAGAATCGACTTACGGATCTGCAGGTGTCGCTCTCAACCCCTTTCTCTCAAAGAGAGTTGTGCCATGGAAGGAAAGATCGTCGTCCACATCTTATAGGCTGAGACAACTTTTTGACGGAAGTGAGAGATACTACGATTCTTGCATCCCAGACGTAGCGTACTGCCTTGGAGTTGACGGCTCAAGAATATGGACGAACAGTGATCCTTCGTCAGACGTGAGGACAAGGACGACGCTGTCCCCCTACGCTTCTGTGATTACAGGTTCAACAGTGGGATATATGTTGTTCAATGCTGTGCAACAGGACAGAACATCAGAAGGTTACGAAGGAGATCCGACGACAAACAACGATTGGACCTGGTCGTTTCCTTATGAAGGAAAGTATAGACCGACCAATCGTTTGACAAAATTCAATAGTAATCTCAATCTTAAATCAAATCTTTCGGCGAGATTACCTTTATATGATAAAAAAGAGAGAGAGTTTATAGGCAACGCGACGATAGGAGCCTTGCCGACCAATCTCACAGCCAATCCTGAAACAACAGGCAAAATTACAGGCTACTTTTATCGTGACAGTAACTCGGCGATAACTGACAGCACACCTTTAAATCTTGCAGATGAGAGCCTCAAGAACATAGAATTTTTCAGCCCGCTATTACCAGGCTATAACGTGTCTGGTGTTGCAGAATCAAGAAATGCTTTAAGAACAAAGACAACGATAAACGGAACTTTAGGAGACGGCACGATACGTCCATCTTGGTACAAGTCTGAAATAACAGACTTAAGCTATGGGCACAGCCTATTGGTTCCAAATGATGTCAATTTCTCAAGATTGTCTGACAATTCTTTTCTTTCAGGCTATTCAAACGCGGACGCATCGAGAACAATGCCAGTTACGCAATCGATGAGCACAGATGATCAAATCAAGTTTCTATTCGGATTTGGTGACGTCAACACTGTGACATATGGTAAGAGATCTTATGATTCTTCAAAAGCTACATTGGCATACAATTTGGATCTAGAATCTTATGCAGAAGGTACACATCCGCACCAAATTTCTGCTTACGACCAAGACGGACTGGTGATAAATTGGAATTGGGACCCGGTTACAATGGGTCTCAGCGATGCAAGATATCGTAACAGATGGTACGTTGCAGAAAAAATAAATGCAAGTCCGCAGACTTTCACAGTCGGTGGTGTGACCAAATTCTACAACTATGTTTCAGGTTCAACATCCCCCGTAAGAGGTATCGGTTGGGAACCTGCAAGTGGAAGTACGAAAATACTCGTTTCAAACACGAGCGCGACTTCATATCATGGAACAATGGCAGACGGTGATTTTTGCCCTCTTATTGTCGACATAACTTCTTCTTATCCCTGGAGTTTTTCTTTTGACAAAGCCGTAGCTGCATTTACTCAATATGGCACACTGACTGGTTATTTCGCTGCATTTCCGGGGCAACCAACAGATTGGTTGACCACGATGTGGGGTACAGGTGTTTTTCCACTTCCTGGACAGCCTGATGCGAGCTGGGCGACTTTTTTGTATGTTACTGGATCTGTGTCCTCGGGTGCAACACCTGTTAACACGTTTGTGACCATGTCACTTCACGATCACACAAAAGATTATTGGAAAATACCATATGACGGTTCTGGTGGTGAATTCAGAAAACCTCTTGGTCAATATCTGCTTGAACCTGGAGAGTACAGACTGGTACTGAATTTTGGTCTCGATCAGGTCACTACGAACCCCAACTGTGCAGCAATAGACAACTTCAAGATATTCACATACAAAGAAGAGGCATTCCCAGTCACAAATGAAAGCAGAATGGGAGGCAACAATTATCCCAAGTTCAAGACGTACAGACTTGACAAGAGAATAAATCCAGTTGTTTCAAGTTCATATGAAAATATCGCTTACATGAGTACTCTTTCATTTGGTGGGTTAACAGATTCGGATTACATCGTGTCAGGTTCTGCTGACGTTTCAAAATCAATAATCTTTGGAATCTCACCTGAAATTAGAGGCTGGAAGTACGGTCTCGTTAGCGGCTTTCCAACGCACTCAAAAGCTGTATTCAGGCGCGACAAGTACGGTCAATTCAGAGACATGTTAGAACAACGCCCCTACACCAAGTTCATAAATGTTCTATCATCACCTCTGGACAACGACGCCATAACCGTTGACAGCTTCAACGTACAGGTAGATTCCAGGTCGACAGCATACGCCGAAGGTTTCACAGACGTCGGACCGTCTGTCGTCGCTGTCAACTTCGTGAAACAACGTTACAGGAAGAACGACAAGGGCGTTGGTTACATCTATAACGAGAAAGTAGATCCTCTGCAAACATACTCACAGAATTTAAGTTCTGAAGTTACTTCATCCCTGCCTTACTTTGACGGTGTAGCAAAGCATAGACAAGATGAAGATTTACAGTTGGTGAGCAGTGCAGGATTGTCTTCGTTGCAAGTTAACAACAGCGGTTTGACGGTAACGTAAAATGTCGATTCAAAGAAATCCCAATGATGTTTTTATCTTTGTCAGTGAAAATGGCAAAGTAAAAAGAACCGTCGCAGTGACAGAACTGCAGGTTGGTCATTTGAACAGTCCGTCAGAACTACAGATCACCGGCCGCTTAATTCAAAGCATCAGGACATTAGAAGTAGGGCCGGGTCAAACTGTGTCCCTGCCTGATTCTACAACTATTTTAAGCATCGAAGCCAAGGGCACAGGAACTTCTCCCATCACAATACTGCTTCCTGGTTCACCCAAAGAAGGTTTGATTTGTCATATCAAAGATGGAAATGGTCGTGCTTCGACGAACAACCTGATCATAAGATCAGGTATAAGTAACGTAAAAATAGATGGTGAGAACAGCAAACTCCTAACGCAGAATTATGCAAGTTCCACTCTCATTTGGAATGGCAAATCCTGGTTATCTCTCTCTGCAGGTGTCGGTGCCACAGGGCTTACGGGAGCAACAGGAAATTCAGGTGCTACAGGACCGACAGGGCTTACAGGTGCCACAGGTCCTGTCACAACAGCAGCGACAGGTGCTGTAGGTTCAACGGGTGCCACAGGACTTACAGGTGCCACGGGAGCGCGAGGAGCCTCAGGATCCACAGGAACACAGGGAGCCTCAGGATCGACAGGACTTACAGGCGCTACAGGGGCTGGGCTTACGGGTGCGACAGGTTCTACGGGTCCAATTGGAGCGACAGGAGTTCAAGGAGCAAGTGGATTGCAAGGAGCTTCTGGTGCGACAGGGCTGACAGGTGCAACGGGACTTACAGGTGCCACAGGAATCCAAGGAGCCTCGGGATCGACAGGAGCCACAGGAATACAAGGAGCCTCAGGGTCGACAGGAATCCAAGGAGCCTCAGGAGCCACAGGAATACAAGGAGCCTCAGGGTCGACAGGA